CCCTCCAGAAATGATTTGATCGCCTCTTCGCGAGTCACAAACACGCCATCCAATAGACCGAGTCTAACACCATGCTTTCCGCTAACGGCGCGACCGTCAAACACGTCAACGTCGACGTTGTCCCGGTAGGTTGTGACCCAATCCGCAAAGTCGCTGCCAACCTCGGACACCATTGATTGGAAATGCGCGGCTTCAGCCTCGGACAACGCAGTGCCTGGATAACCGGCAGCCTTGAGCTCTCCGCTGCGGAAGACCTGCACCTTGATGCCGGACTGATCCAGCATTGACGAGTAGTCGTAGAACGCGAGGACGCATCCAACGGACCCAACGACCGAGGACGGCGTGGCGTAGATCACGTCCGCGCTTGCAGTGATCCAGTAAGCAGCGCTGCAAAGCTCGCCTTCGGTCCACACCATGAGAGGCTTGGAAATGCGCGCAATACGCTCGGCGGCTTCGGGCGTGCCGTTGACGGTTCCGCCTGGGCTGTCCATCTCGACGATGATGGCGGTCACGTTAGCGTCTGCGTCCGCCTCTTCGATCTCCTCGGCAAGCTCGTCCAGATCGCAGCAGCCAAACCAACCGTCAACGTTGAGCGCCAAAACGCCACGGGCCTTGATCACGGCAACGGACATCTCCATGCCCGTCATTTCATCCTCAAACTCAATCAATTCGTAGGGAGGCGTGGAAACCGGCTCGTCTTGGCACTTCTTCGGCCGCAGAGCCTCGACAGCCTCGGACGTGACCTCTGGGCGAATCGCGAAAATCTTGTGTTGGCTCATTGGTTTTCCTCCGGTGTCTGCTGACCTCCGGGAGCGCCCGGTTGCGGGATTGATTCCGGGTCCGGCTGGACGGCCGCTTGCAACTGGTACGTGGTCTTGGCCGTGGTCGCGATGAGTGACGGATCCACTCCGGCCTCCTTGCACCGCTTCTGCAACCTGACCCAATAATCGATCTTCTGATCCATCACGTGCTCCCAGTCGTTGCCAATCTGCGCAGCCTCGATCTGCGGTGAAGACAATCCGCGTTCCATTCGGATCTCAGAGACCTGCGCGGCGTATTTGGCGTCGGCTGTGATGTTGGCCGCGCCTTGGTAGCGCCACCGGTACCAGTCATCAGACGGCGGCAGGATGCCCTCCTTGATAGCCTTTGCGATGCGCCACGCGTCAACCGAACGAGCCAGCGGGAACAGGCATTGGTTGCGCATCATGCCGACATGACGATTGATGCGCTCAACCACAACACGCATGGCAGCGCCACCAACCTTAGACGGATCCAGGAAGTAGTCGATTGACCATCCCATCCCTGCCATGGCCTGACGGATGATGGAATCCGCAAACTGCTGTTGCGCGGGAGTGGGTCGGTCAGCCTTGAGCGCCTCCAGCTTGCCTCCGGTTCCGCTGCGGAAGTATTGGATCTCGCCGCCACGCATTGAGTGCATGGCGAGATTTGCGTCTGGGTTAGTCTCGGTCGAATCCTCGCCGAGCAGGCTTTCCGCAGTCGCTGGAGGAAGTCCGGTTTCGTTGGTCTCAGCGAGGACGATCGAAGCCGCAAGCTTCTGCGCGATCAGCTCAAAACGCCGAACCTCGTCGACATCCTGAAAGTCCGTCATGGCGCATCCAAGCGCAGAGAATCCGCGCACCTGGTCGGCGTACCGAGGCAGGAAGCGCACCTTCATATCGACGGCGCTGATGTCCTGATAGGTCGTCCTAGCGTCGTCGTATACCCGGTAAGCAAGCGGTCGCCCCACGTCATTGACGATCACTCCGTCAACGATTCGATAGCCTGCCCAAGGCGAGTCGGAGCCAGCGGTTCCAACTCCATTGTCCCGGATGCGATGCGCTGGGATCGTCTGCAAAAGAGGGTATCCACCAGCGCCCTCGGTAAAGATAACGCCTACGTCTCCGTCGCGGATGATATGAAGCATCCATAGGCGTTGCAAAGTCTGCATCGGGTACAGGTCCCCGCGCACGTCGCAGAGTCGGTCGTGATCCTCCAGCCATTGTTCCGCCAGCATGCCCCACTCGGAGTCAGACCCGGAAAATTGCGGCGTGAGTTCGCCAGACACAATTGCGGCCTGATCGTCGACTGATCCAGCCACCAGCGAGTTGTTTGCGTAAAGCCAGCGCCCCATCGACATCAGCAGCAGGCGATCTGTGCCGCTGTACAGGTTGGCCGAGTCGCGATCAAATCCAGTGCGAGCCCTCCGTTGCTGCGAGCCGATGGCAGCAGTGCTGATCCGGGTCGGCATTAGCCGCCCGAACTGGTCAAAGAGTCTGACGGGTTGCGTGGCCATTAGACAGCAGCGCCCATGACCGCCACCGATCTAGTCGGTGGAATCTGGGAAAGCGGATACAGATCCGGGTTGATCGCGAACAGTGCCTTTTGGACCAAAACAAACCGCTGGAACGGTCCCATCTGGATAATGGATGACGCCTGAACGTCGCCAGCGGACGAGGACTGCAGTTGCGATCCAGACAGCATTTCGGTCTGGATGCTCCTGCGAGCAGCCAGCAACTCCGCCTCAGTAAGTCCGACGAACGTGTTGAACGCCACACCTTAACCTGTAACCGCAACACCGCTACGCAACGCCCTTTGCCATTGCGGCAAAAACTTGCATGCGTGCCACGTCCCACGCGTGCGGTTCACATCCAACTTGCTCCCACGTTTCCGGCTCTCCGGGTTTCTTTCGGATCTTCATCATCGAGTTTAGCTGATCCGTGTAGTCCTGTTCCGCCTTTGTCATTGGCTCGATCTTGGGCTCGACCCATAGCCCAGAATCACGCAGCGCTTGCAGACGGTCAGCGGTCGATGGTTTGGAGATGAAGAAAGCCAAAGCCTTTTTACCCTTGCTGGTCAGCCCGTTGGAGTCCGGGTCACCCCACCAAGACAGGCTCCACGGTTTCTCCACCCACGTCGGAGCTTTACCAGGCTCAGCAACCTTATGCTTCCACGCCCTGCGAGCGTCACCACGGATGCAGACCCAATCGTAATTTGCCGCCCACGTGTACACCATGCGAGCATTCCAAGCCGCGTCAATGATCACGCATCGCGGCTTGATGTTCATCGCGATTCTCAGCGCCTCAATCTCCTCTGGCGTTTTGACCTGCCCCCAATGCAGTCGGCGGCTTTCACCGGTCTTAGACCAAGCCCTAGCCATGACGTGGAAATGGCCGTGCTGCGTGTCGACTGACATGAATCGGAAAGCCTCGTCAGGCCATTCCTCTGAAGCTGACATTTCGACGCGCTGCAACGGGTTTTCCGATTCGGCAACGGTCCGTTCATTGGCGAACTCCGCCAGTTGCTTCTGGGTGAAATCCACCAGAGGCTTCCAATTGCCACGCTTGGACTGAACTCGGGCAGCGAGAAACAACGCGACAAGATCGCGCCACTGGGCGCAGATGACATCGTTCCAATGGTATGAATGCGACTCCGAGGACCCACCCTCGACACGAGCGTATCGACCCAGGGCATTCCATCGGCCTTGCGTCTGCTTGCATTCCCTGTGCTCGTGCCCGCAGAACTGGCAGACGTAACGCGTCGACGCTTTGGCGCCCTCGATGTCGTAGGATCCGTCTGCCCTTTTGTCGGCTGCAAACACGATTCCGTAGCGGCTTTCATTGTCGTGCTTGCCCGAAAAAACAGGTCGCTGATAGACGCCGCATGCGTCGCACGGGACTTCCCACTCATGCACGGTCCCGGCTGTGTATTGCTGCCACCATTCCCCGCCAGTCTCTCCGCCTTGGGAAATGCCGAGGAACTTGTCGGACTGATTGCGCCTGAAGTCTCCAAGCCGCGTCTTTGCCTGTCCCAGTCGCCCATGAGGCCAAAGCCAAAGCTCGTCGCCGATGAGGTAGCGATAGCCTCGCGCTTGTAGATTGCCAAATGCCGGACCCTTTACGTGGACCGGGTAGCCATTGGCCAGTTGGATCTCGGTTGATCGGTCCTTGTGCCGGTTTTCGGGCAGCAGCGACTGGACGGCCTCGCACGCGTGCAGAATTGGCATCAGGCGCGTTTCGCAATGCAGTCTGGCCTGATCATCCACGGCGAAGACCCAAAGCAACGGACCGGGGTCTTGGGCGATTGCCCACGGTGCAAACACGTCCGCGATCAAAGTCTTTCCGGTCCGAGGCGGAGCCAGAATGTTAACCTCTCGCACTCGATCGGATTTGAGCGAGTCCAACGGCGCGATAAAGTGACGCGAGATCGACGGATCAAACTTGCCAGAAAACGTCAGCGTTGGAGGCAACGTCACGTTATCCGCCGCCCACTCCGAAATGGGCCTTCGGTCAGGCACCCACTGTATTCTCCGCCACTCTTCTGCCAGATCAATCACGCGCCAGTTATGGCCTCGTCGGCAGCTTGCGCAAGCTTGTCCGCAAGGTGCTTCTCCATCTCAATCCGCTCATCCCGGAATGCGCGCGTGGCAGCAGCCGTGTAAATCGCGTTGACCCGCTCCAATTGGTTATCGGTGATGCCAATTGACAAATTCATCCACGCTTCCGTCTTCGAACCAGAAAATCCCGGCTTTGCAGTCCAGACCTGAAACTTTGCGCCTCTGTGTCTTGCCACGTTTCCGGTTCCCTCAAGCCCTCCGTATTCGCGGACCAGTCTCATGAACGCGGCATTGCCGGAAATCTGCTTACCCTTGGACTTCTTAGACGAGCCGCCAAACTGCGTGAAGTGCCCTTGGAACTTTCTGATGGCCCCAATTAATCCCGATTTGAGGTAGCCCACTGAGCCGATAGATTTGCGCCTAAGCGAGGCGGCAGCCTTGGCCATTCGGGCTCCGTAAAGTCCTTTTGAACCTTCTCCCTCAGTCGGCATTTTTGCCCTGCGAGCCTGCGCGATTAGGTGAACACGCCGAAGCTCTCGCGCTCGACCCACCTTTTTCCCAGTCTTCTTGTCCATGCGCCGATCGCCAATCGGCTGGTTAAGATAGGCTCGAATCTCGTCCCGCTTCTGCTGCACCCGATGCGGCGGAATCAGGACAAACATCCGCATCAAAAGAAATGCCATGCGCGCATTTACTGCCACGGACATTTCGCGGCTGGTCGTCACCAGCCAGCGCTTCATGACCTCGTTGAACCTCTCCGTCTCAATTGTGAGTTCGGCTCTCACGCGTTGGCATCAGCACACATTAGGATGATGTACACGTTGTCAGGGGAAAACGCGGTCTTCACGATTCTGCGGGTCGATCCCTGGTAAATGATTGTCTTGCCCGTCACCGGAGTCGGTCGGTCATTATCCATGGTGTAGAGTTCGGAATCCATGGTGATTAGCGTAGAGTCTACAGTCAGGAACTCTTCGCGATCTACAAACAGCGTCAACGATACCGTCATGTCGTAGCCGCCGTCGGCCACGATTGATCCCACGCCGAGCGTATTAGGCACACACGGGACCGGCAGCGACTTCCAGGTAAAAGTCGGCGATTCCAGAAGCGTTCGCAGGCTCGAAAGACCTGCCCTTGTCATGTTGGCAATGCTCATCGCATCAGCTTGTAGACTGCCTCCTTTTCCGCCATTGAAAACCACTCAGGCACAATGCCTGAATCCGCAGCGTCAATAAGCTGCTGCGCGGTCGCCCTAGCGGATCTTCCCAAGAATGGAGTCGAGCGCTTCAAGGGCTCGGACTGCGTTAGTTCCGCTGGATTCCTGGGCGAGGCTTCCGACGCTTGCTCCTTGCTGCTTTTCGGTTTGGCTGGCTCGGAAGTTTGCGAGTTGCGACCGAGACGTGAAGAGCGTGGAAGCCGAGACGATCGTGCTGACCTTGGTAATCTGTCCATCTGGTGCCTTTCGTTCGTCGATCTGGGTCGTCTTAAATCTAGCGCAACCAACCATGGCCAGCGCTACAATCAGTGCAATGCGTTTCATTTCTTGATGATCTCGGTGTTGCCCGTCCGACGCTTAACGTCGTCCGCTGCGCCCTTGACGCCTTGGTGAATGCCGGTGGCACCTAGGCCAGCCACAAATCCAGACACCACGTTGAGCGCATCCCAGCCGCACAACGCGGGCACCAGCACAGCGCCAGCGACCGCAGCCAGCGTCGGGATGTAGGCGTTTGGAAACTTCGGCCAAGACTTGGCCAATGCCCCGAGACCAAGGCTTGCCGTGGTCGCCAATGGTATAGCTTCAGCGAGTGTCATATTTTGCGATTCCGGTTTTGGCTTCAATTTTGATCAATCGACGCTCGTGGTCCTCAAGCCGAGTGTTGAACGACTCCAGCTTGCGCTCAATGCTGGCGATGCTCCGCTTGATCTCAGACAAGTGGTTGAAGGTTGCCGCCAACCAAAACCCTCCAAATCCGACGCTAAACAGAATTGCCCATAGCAATCGAAGAGGAAGGTTTACCCGTGTGCCTTCGTCGATCTGATTCTTCATACGTCAAGCAACTGTAAGCGCTGGCTGCGCAGTAATTTTGCCGGAAGCGTTCCTGGTTACAAGCGATTGAGTCACGGTCTTGGAGCTTGCCGTGTGCGTGATGGTGTAAGCGTCAATCGTAAGAAACGTCGAATTCTTGTTGGTCCGATTGAAAGTACCAGCGCTGCCGTCAGGCCATGACACAGTTGCGACTGTAATCACGTTGTCTCCGTCCAATGTTGCCGATGTCAACGTGTAGGCCATTGACGCTGCCCAAGCCTTCAAATCGATGCTTGGATCGTTCTTCCAAATTTGCGTTGAAGAATCGTACCGCAGCGATTGGCCATTTACTGGAGACGCGATCGTTACGTCATGCAATTCATCAAGCTCGTAACCGTTCTGAATGCGGATGAACGCTGACCCGTTGCTGCCGTTGCTGGCGTTGATAACGCGTCCGAGATAGACGCCATTGGCCGGATCCGCTGGAGGCGTTGTCTGCCAACCACCAGCGGTTGAGGAAAGCCAAAGAGACGCACCGTTTGAAAACGTCGAAGATGGCAGGTTGCTTAGTCCGGTAAGCAACCCTTCAACAATCACGTACCCCTCGGTTGATGCCGTGATGGTTTCAGCGGCAACACCGAACGTTTTTGAAGACGCGATTTCAGTGTCTGCATCCGCCAGTTCGACTTCCAGATGCGATCCGGTCGACCCGGTGATGTAAACCACCTGGCCCTTGGTGATCGTGCCAGCGGATTGCTTTCGGCAGGAGCGCAGCAAAGCCTCGTTGACGTTGCTTGCGTAGGATCCAGTGACAACGCCGATGCCCTGCAACGTGCCGCCGGTCAAATTAACAGCATTGGCATTCTGTGTCGCGACAGTGCCAAGTCCGAGCTGGGTACGAAGGTTGGCAGCATCAGCAGCAACACGGGCAGAAAGCGTGCTAGGCGTGTCCAAGACTCCACCAGTGACCGACACAAGCCCAGTGCCGGAAGGCGCAGGGCCAGTAGGCCCAACGACGCCGTTGGCGACCACGTTCAGCGTCAATGGAAGCGTCTGCTCGGTCTTGGAAAATTCCAGACCGCTCGCACCATAAACCACAGACACATTCACGTCGCTCATAGATTCGTTGGTCCGTCAGCCAGCTTAATCAAATAAGTCTTGGTTGCGGACTTGGTCACGGAGTTTGCCCAGAAGAAAAAGTCCACGTAATACGTTCCAGCTTCAAGCATCCCGGTCGTGGCGCTCGGAATCAGAATGGTGGCACTTGCTGCTCCAGACCCGGCAACCGTTGCCGAGACATTGCCGGAATCCCAAATCAATTGATCAGACGAGTTTCGAAGCTGTCCCTTGATTGTAAGCCCCGTCCAGCTAACAGACGCAGAGGCAGCAAACGAAAAGGCGAACGAGATGTCCTCCCATCGCTTTTTGTAGATCGGATTGGCTGAGTCTACGCTGAGACCTGACGTCGTGAGTGGCATAGATTGTTGGATTGTCTACGGGAGAAGAAAGACAACGTCTAGCCACATCGTGAATGCCCCAAAGTTATCAACCGCAGTGTGGTCCTGAATGAGAGTGTCCACGGTTCGCGACCATGTCACCTGTAGGTTGCTGGCCGGGCTCAACGCCTCAAGCGCGGTCTGATCCATGATCACTCCAGTCGTCGGATTCACGAACCGAATGTAGAATCCTGTGGTTGCCGGTTGGTACGCAGCCGCAGTAAACGGAGACACTTGGAAATTGGGCAGAATTGGGCGGATTGATTCTGAGTTTGCAAGAAGGACAGGAGGGGGCCAAGTCGACGCGCTCCTAGATCCTTGAGTTGGCAGCTTGTTGTTTGAGTGCCCGATGACCAGAGCGTTGATGGTGGACCCAACAAAAGACGCAGATGTCGCGTCACCTTCCTTTACCCAGTTGGCATTAGCCGTTACTCCGCCTCCAGTGGTTGTCCCGTTCCAGTAAACACGCCCTCCGACAGTCTCCTGGTGCCTGAGTTGCACGTTGACCGTGTTAAGCCCCACTCCGTTCAGGATTGGCCAAATCTTACCTTGGGCAGAATTGGCGTGATTTGCCATCGTGGCAGCCAAGACCTTTGCGCCGACAGCCACCGTGTCCCAACTGATCGTGATTTGGGATGCGCTAATGGATTGGATGAAAGGGTTTCCCCAAGGGGCGTGCCCGCTGTCAGACACAACTTCCCAGCCTGCCGTATAGGATGCTGTTGTTGACTCCGTTGCGGTAGGAACATTTGTTCCAGCAAGGGTGTACGTGAATTGATTGGTAGCGGTGACCGTTATGACAGCTTCGGTCGCGTTGAGCACGGAATTGGTTGCAAACACGGTGTTGAACTTTTGCCCGTTGATTGCTCCGTGCGCTTTATCCAGTTTGACGGTGACGACGTTGGAGGTCCGCCCAGTCTCGGTAACAAGCCAAGTGTTCCGTCCTTTGATCAACAGGAAGCTGCGATCTAATCGCTTCAGGTTTGCGCGTGCAATGTCAACCTGAGCAACTGTTAGCGATTGGTTCGTTGCGAAGCTCACATAGTTGCCGTCAAACTCGCCAACCCTTGCAGGTTGATACCAAGTTCCAGACTCATACATTTCATTGCGTCCGGTGGTTGTGTTGTATCGGACCATGCCGACGGCTGGGCTTCCAGGACGGGCAGCAGTTGTTCCAGACGGGAGCGTGAGCGATGCGCCGTACAGCACCAGGTTCGTCGGGTTGAACGAACCACCTCCGCCGCCGGAAACCGTCTGGAACTCGACAGTCCCTTCAACGGCATCAGTCAGCACGAGCGCCTGCCCGCTGGTAGCCGTTCCGGCGGTAACGGCTGGCGTGATGATGTTCAGGTTTGTGAACCCGCGGAGGGTCGTGATTCCGCCATCAATAAACAATGTCTTTACCCCAAACAAACCGCTGTCGATTCCGTCAAGCGTTAGCGTGGAAATATCTCCAAGCTCAAAGCTGTTAGTTAGGTTGCCATCAAAAACCGTCGGCCCAGTTAAAATGACGTTGGTCCCAATCTTTGCGACTCCGTTGGTGTAGACCGAAGCCCACAAAGTGGCAAAGTTGGTGTTTGATTTCAGCCCAAAGGTCCGAAGCGTGTCTCCGGTTCCGTCGTTTGGATTTGTGCCGGTATTGATAACGGCACGCGTTTGGCCAAGCAGGCACAACGGAAAAAGCAAAACCAGCAAGAGTTTGTTCATGGGAATGAAAAGGGCCGATCTGGATAAGCAGACCGGCCCAGTGTGACCAATGAGCGGTAAGGGCCGAACGGTAAGATTACGTATCCAGGCGGATGCCAGCAGTGATCGCGGTCAGATCGCCAGTCGTCGCCGACATCGCGATGTTGACCCGAATGTAGCGGCGAACCGTGGACGGCAGACGCCAGCGGCGGGTGGTCGCGGCGGTCGCGTTGGAAGCGCCAGTGAGCACCAGCGTCGCAAGCTGCGAGACGGCAGCGAAGGAGCTGTTGTCAGCGCTGTCGTTGATCGTGAACGTGATGGTTTGACCAGTCGCGCAAGTAGTCGCCGGGACAGCGATCACAAGCTCGGACTGCTCACCGACGTATTCAGGCAGCGCCACGCCCAGGTCGATCGACGAGGAGTTGGCGTTGGTGTTCTGAGCGGGCAGCACGCGGCTGACCGTAAGGAGTGCGTCCTGAGTTTGACGAGGCATGGTATTGGTTCCTTTCGGGCAGTTGCGTTATTCGATGGAGTCCGTGATGCCGATGTTGTCGGACAGCACGATGGGGATTCCGTCCCAGTCCTGCACGCGGCTCGCGATGTTTGGCGTGGTGCGCGCAGCGTTGGGCGCGACACCGGCCTGCGAGAAGATCGTGACCGAGCGGGACCGGGCAAGCTGGCCAGCGGACCGGCGCGACATGAAGAGCACGTCCGGCGTATAGCCGACCGGGAACTTCTCAATCAGCTGCGAGATCAGCGAGTCGCTCGCCGTCTTGCCAGAATCGGCAGTGACGTTCAGGATTCGGCCCACACAGTTGACATTGCCAAGCTGAAGCCCGACGTGAGCGGTCAGGTCAGCGACCCGGCCACCGTACTTATTGCCGGAACTATCGGTGAGCTGCTGGTCCCGGAACTCGCCAAGCTGGAGCGTGTTTCCGTTGCCGAACACAAGATGCGCGTCCTGGAGTCCGAACTTGACCGCGTAGATCGAGGACGCCGTGGTCGCCGTGGTGCCGGTGGCATCCACAACGATCGCCGACGTGCCGGACGTGGCGGTCTTAGGCGTGAACGCCTTCATTCCACCGAAGCCAGCGGTCGAAGTGCCGTTGAAGATCTGACCGCCAAGCGTGATCAACGCGGAGCGAGTCACGCGGCTGGCCTCAATCATTTCGAGATCAGGCAGGCCAAGACCTTCGGAGGCTCGCGAAACGGCAAGGTCAATTTCAACCGCGCCTCGGAAGATGAAGCACTCGGTCAACCGCTGGTCGAAGGTCGACCGGCTGGGCGCAATGCCTTGGTTGGCGGCCGTGAAGCCGGTGGTAGGCAGCGTGGTGGCGACTGCGGTCTTGTACTGCGTGCCCGGAATAACTCGGGACAGGAAGGACATGACCTCAGGCGCGAAGGTCTGATTCTCTTCGATCAGGCCAACCGCCACGTCGTTGCCGGTAAGCTTGGCAACATCGAGCAGGGTATGAACTGGCATCGTGTGTTATTTGGTTAGGGTTTGGCGGACGCGGCGCGGGCGGCCTTAGCGCGCGCCAGCCCCGTAAGGGTAGGGTCAATCGTCTTCTTCACCGGATTGGCCGACGCGCCGGAATCGGCGGCGGCAGCCGGATGGCCGACCGTCCCGAGGATTGCGGCAGCCTGGGCAGACGGACTGGCAGTCAATCGGCTCGCCTCAAGCTTGAGCGATTCGGCGGCAGCGTTAGCCTCTTCGGCGGTCTTGGCAGCAGCAGACGCAGACGCCTTTGCGGTCTCGACCTCGCCAGTAAGACGCTGGACTTCGGCATTCAGCCGGTCCCGGTCTTGGGAAACAGACGAGAGATCGGAAAGCGCTTTGTCACGCTCGCCAGTGAGTGCCGCGACCTTGGACGCGTGCTGCTCGGCGGATCCGAGGAGCGCGGTGGCGCGGGCAAAAAATTCGCCTACGTTCATCAACCCTATGTTCTAACCGCAACACAGTGTTGATGGTTGGACCGTCAGGCATTGCGTTTTCGTCGATGCGTCTTTGTTATACCCGGCGGAAGTCCAAGCTTTTTGACCACTCCAGCAGCCATTCGGCGAATTGCCTGACCAGACATGCCGCACAGTTTTCCGATGTGCTCGAGCGAGTACAGAGTCTCATGCCCTGGAATCCGCAGGACGTAGACCGCAATCATTACGCGAGCCTGGGCAGCCCGACGGTATCGCGCATGAAAGCTTGGCGTGGTAGACAGCAGGACAAGCGACGCAAACGCACGGGCTCCGCGTTCAACGGCTGCGCGTTCAAGCTCGTTGTTCCAGCCTTGGGGCTGTGTCTCGCCTAAACCGCGCTCCACCTCGTCTAGGTCAAAGTCTACGGATGGTTCGTTCATTTGGATTTCTCCTCAAACTCAACCGCGCAGGAAGCTAGCACATGGCCGATTGCATCCCAGACCTTCCGCACCTCCTCGCGGATCTCGGCAACGTCTTTGCCCACCATGCGGAGCGGAGCCTGGGATTCGGATTGCGTCCTAGCCTCGGCGATCTTTGATGCGATGCGACCGAAAGCGCCAGCGACCAGTGAGCGTTCAACTAGCGTCCCGGCTTTGCGGTCGTTGATGAGCTTGAGCTGCCGGATCTGCTCTTGGAGCTTTTGGTCTTTAAGCGGGCCTGACGATGCGCGTGATCCTGCGGCTTCAAGGGCAGCGCGAGATTGGGCCTCGGTCCACATGGCGTGCCCATCGCTTGATTTGGCTGCCGGTGTCACATTCACAAGCGCAGCGTGCAGCGCTTGCTTTCCAACCTTCAGCGCCCTGGCAAGGTGCGCGATTGACCGCGGCACATCCGCGGAGGTGGTTTGGTTTGATTTTGCCATGTTTAGACGGAGGTCGGTCTGCTGCGGTCACC